AGCAGAACGAACAATCTGTCTCTCTCTTACAAGTGCATCCAAATTTGTTCTCTCTACTACTCTAAACCATTTACCTTTTCCTGCAGTCTTAAGTGCATCAATTAAGAATGCTTCTGCACCTTGGGTCACTGCAGTTGAGAATGATGCAACTCCATCCATTCTCTTCCTTTGTCCTGTCTTATCTAAGAACCCATAAACTGCAACTACTGGCATTACTTTAGCAGGTGGTAAGTCTGCAAGTTCTTGATAGGTCGGTATCTTTACGACCTCTGCCTTTTCTATACAAGTACCTACCTTATTCATTACAATTGAATCACACGAATCATAAGACGAAGGAATACTAGCACACCCACTGGTGAGCAAGATAACCAATCCTACCAATCCGAGATTTTTCATTTTTTAGAAACTTCCTGTACCTACTGGTATATCTAAAGTTGTTGTTGTTCCATCACTTGCAACGATTGTTAGTCTAATGAATTCTGCACCATCTTCTCCAACCATTTTTTCATATGTTACTGTATTACCTTCAATAGAGAAGACACCATAGTCTGCAGCTTCTCCGTTAGAGAACATATTTTCTACTAACTGTTTTGCTATCTGAGCATAAATTCTACTTTCTACGTTTCTTAAAAATTTTGCAAGGGTAGTGTTCTGAGCATCTCTTTCTGCTTTTGCAATTCTATCTTCTATGTCCTGAGCAATCTTATCACGTCTTGATTTTTCTTGATTCTCAATTGTGAGATAGTGTGATGATTGTCCTATTCCACTAAAGGATGGACTCTTAAATTTGTGTACAATTTCATCTGCCATTGTGTTAGCAGTAAACAAAGCACCTACTATGAATGATATTATAAACGCTGTTACTACCTTAACTGTCAATTTCATTATTTTTTGTTTCCTTTTTTCTCAAGTTCTCTTTCATTTCAAGAACCACATTTACTTTCTGTTGTAAACGAATTAAATCTTGGTCTAACATTCTTGTTTGGTCTATTACTTTGATTAATGCAAAATGCATCTTCTCAATTTGGGGTTCTAGTTTCTCACCTACAAACCACCATATGTAATATATGAAATATCCTAGTCCGACCATCATAACAATTGGGAATCCATAGTCATTGATAAGAGTAACTATTGTGGGGTCTGTATTTGCTACAACTTCAATAACTTCCGTTTCCATATTAATCTCTTCTTACATCAAGTTTTTCGTCTTCAATGAAGTTCTCTGCTCTTGCAATCCTCTCAATGTCGGGTCTTAGTTCCAATGCACTTGACACTAGTAGGTCAATCTTAATCATCTCGTTAGACATTGTTCTAGCACGATTCTCAAGCGACTTACAGAACATGGTTAGTGTACCAATACTGTCAACAACACCTTCTAAGATTTGTTTGATAACAGTAAATATGAAGAAACCCATAACAATTGACCCTGCAATTGGAGCTCCGACTTCACCTATCAATTCAAATATCTGTTCCATGCCATTATTTATAAGAATTGACCTTGCTCAGCGCTAAAAAAAAGGGACTCGAAAGTCCCTTATAAAAGTTGAACTAAGTCTTACTTTTGATGTGTAGAAATCGCCTTGATAACTTCTGCTTTAGAACCACTTCGTTTTACCTTAATGGTGTTCTTATCTGCTAAATCTAATAGTTGAACTTTAGTAAGTTTCTTAAGGTCAGCAACATTATGTGACGTTCCTTTTTTTACAACTGGTTTTGCAGGTTTTTGAGCAGTCGGTTTAGGAGCGTCATTCTTCTTAAAGAAGTGCATTCCTATTGCCAGTGCAATTATTCCTAGTATTATATATTCCATTTTATTCCTCGTTAATGGTATTATTTATCCAATAAAGGATTCTTGTCTTTCGCCTTGCCAATTGCAAGTGAAAGTATTTCTAAGTATTTATACATCTTAGCCCAGACTTTGTCGTCTTGTGGTGTCGGTGTAAGTGATACTATGACTGAACAGATTGAAATAACAATCGGTATAATCATTAATAAATTCCAAATTCCCATGATAAAAGATATGATGCTTGAAAACATAAAAATCTCCTTTTTAAGTATTATGTACTTATTTAGGGTTTAGAACTCTTTATTAGTCCCTATAGTGTATTTAGTCGTCAATTTCCAGTCCTTTTTCTCTTTAAAGGGGATAATTTTGATTTGTGATAGCGGTGCAATAGGTTCTTCAACCCTTTTAGGGTCTACAATAGATACCAATTTCCATTGTGCAAGTAGAGACACTATAGTGTTTCTTCTACCAATGTCACCTTCGTCTATGCTGGTTGGTTTACCATCAAGTTTGAATAACTCTTTGAAATGTGTAATATAGTATTTACCACGTTTATGTAGAATGTGACATGATTGAAATAGTTCTTGTTCTTTTCGTGATGCTACACCTATTCTAGATAGGGTTTCTCGTATTTTTAGAAAGTCATCTTTTTCGGGGAAAGTTATTTCCACTAGTTCTGATACTAAGCTTTCATTATCATTCATTGTTTTGTCCACCAATACTCATTCTTTTTTTCAATTCACGAACTTGTTTGTCTGATAGAATTTCCATATACTCTTTTGCTTTTGATGTGGAAATCTTATAGTAGTTCTTAATCGTGTCTATTTTTTTAGAGACATAAGGTTTTTCCCATGAACCAAACCTTTGTCTTTTTCTAAGAGTATTTAGTAAAAAGACATATTGGAGACGATGTTCGAGGTGACTTCGATTATTCATCTCATTAGTCATGAAAAGGGAATCTTGGTGGTAGGATAAAGATTTATTAATTAAGAATGGTGCATATGCCTTTTCTTCCACAGCGTCAACCATGATATCTTTTTTATCATAGGATACGGACTTGACAAAGTCAAAAGGATTACGCTTGGACATTTTACTTTCCTGTATGTTTTCCAAAGAGTTGTAGAAGGTCGTCACCTGTAACAGGTTCACCAAAGAATACAATTTCACCTGTTTCTCTAATCTCTCGTTTGACGACACCATTGTTGTATTCTATGTCCATTACTGAACCATCATTACCCCTAGTGTCATATGCAAGTGACGTTAATGAATGTGCATGAAGTGATTTAACACCACTTGCCCATTCCTCTGCAAGGATTAATCTCCTTTGTCTATCTACTGTTTCGTCATATTGTGTCATGTGTTATCTCCATCTCTATATTCTACACTGTGTTTCGCAAACATTTTGTTTGCCTTTCTTTGCCATGATTTTTCTACTTGTACATCAAACCATTTAAAAAACCATTGTCTTAATTTACCCATTACTTAAACTTACACTCCGACATAATCTCTGTTAGACATGCAGTGAAGTTAATCTCTGAGTCCATTGCAAATGCAGATTTGTATTGATAGTCTGCAATAACTAAAACTGCAGCTGGTATTGATTGTGGTTCTAATCTCACTTCAAGTGCATTGAACACTTTACGATATAATGATGTGAAGTCTTGGTCACTATTCTGACCGACCCACTTTCTCATTGCACCCCAGTTCTTTTCCTGTAACATATCTATTAAAGGTGTAAACTTCTCTTCAGTGAGTGATGATAGCAAACCCGAATCGATTGTTCCACTAACACCATATCTTTGTAATTCATTTAGGATACGTCTGAAGTCGGGAAAGAATCTCATTATGAGTTCTGCAATAACCTTATCATCATAAGTAACACCTTCAGTATCTAAGATGGTTTTAACTCTTTTCATAAACTGCTGTGCAAGTTTAGGTTTCTCTGCTGGAGTTATTTTGAAATCGATTACAGTTGTTCTTGAGTGTAATGCAGGTATGATTCTATTCTTGTAATTACAAGTAAATATAAATCTACAGTTTGCAGAGAACTCTTCTATGAATCCTCTTAATGCAGGTTGGACTGAATCTGCGGATATATAATCTGCTTCATCTAGGATAACAACCTTAGGGCCACCCTGTAGTGACATAGTAGATGCAAAGTTCTTTATCTTCGTTCTAAGCGTGTCTATGAGTCTACCCTCATCACTACCATTGATTACGATAAAGTCTGCACCTAACTCGTTGCAGAGTGCTTTAGCAATGGTTGTTTTACCACATCCTGCAGAACCACTAAGTAAGAGATTTGGAATCTCTCCCTGCTTTACGAATTCTGTGAATTGGTCTTTGTATTGTTGGGGTAGGATTGTATCTTCGATATTTTGTGGACGATACTTTTCCACATATAAAAATTCTTCTGTCATATTATCTCATTATAAAAAGGACAAAGAACCCCTCCGAACTTTGTAGTATGTCCCACCAGTAGAATGATGAGTTGGGACAATCCCGTGGGTTTCTGAAGACTAGATGAACCCACAAATCTATTTATGTCTTATGACCCGTATTTTGAATCGGGTTCTAATGCAATAAAGTACTCTAGAGCCATATCTGCATTATCAAAATGAGATATCCCTTTAGAAGATACTGATACATTATAGTTTCCTGTAAGGATTTTAAGATTTTCAATCTTGAAATTCATAGAATACTTAGTTCCATCACCTTCACCCACTACTCGTGAGAAAGTATTTGAAGCTGCATTCTTCTTGTCCTTAACAGTCAATGATACAGTTGTACCATCAGATTCAAGTACTAAGTCATTCACACCTAGAACACTTGATGCTTTTTGCAAGTCTGTTAACAAAGTTGATGTAACCTTGAATTCAATTTCTGCATCTGGCATTGTTATCATTTTATCGGGTGCAATGACCATACCTTCAGATGCATAATAGTATGCCATCTTTGAGTTTGGGTCTACAATTTCTAATGAAGAATCACCAAACTGAAAGTCGGGGTCTTCCATCAGAGAAGTTGCACCTAGGAATTCAGGCAGGTTGTATATTGAAAAGTTCTTTGGGAACTCCTCTGATACAGTTGCTACTGCAAGAATGTTTTTCATATTAGAAATAGTCTCTAACCTATTTCCTTCTTTTACTCTAATACCCGAGTTAATGGTTGAGAAGTTTTTTAAGACATCTCTCGTGTCGTTACTGATTTTCATCACTGGTTTTTCTCCGTTTTATCGTGGTTATTTAATGCAAGAAATCCGTAATGGATAACTTTCAGAAGGTCGGCACGATTTTTTCCACCCTTCTTCCCATACCTTTGGGCATACTTTAGTATATTACCTATACAAAATCCTTCGCCATGTCCTGCGTCCATAATGAATTCAGTTGCTTGATACTTGTTTAAACTGTAATGTTGGTCGTAAGTCGAGTCAACATAAGAAGTGAACTCCTTTAAGAGTTCACCTTCGTTATACTTGTAATCAATTGGTTTTGATTTATTAAATAATCCCATACTAGTCATTATACTCTGAAGAGGTTGATTCGTCAACAGGGTTTTCAGCATTTAAATCTACTCCAGCATCAATCTTGGAGTAGAGGTCGAGGATACTATTTCTAGTCTCTTCGTCAAATCTTGAAATACACATTGTGATTGACTTGAGTTTGTCACCAAACATTCTGAATGCATTGACAATGTGAACCAGTCTTCTAGTCGTAACAACATCATCAATCGCACCTTCGTAGAATGACTTTCTGATTATATCAGCCCAGTCAACTAGTTTTTCACAGAATTCGTTATCGACTTCTCCAGTCAATTCCATTTCTTTCTTAAGGATAGACCTTTCAGTTTTCACTGGTGGGTATTCCTGTTGCATGGTGATTGCAAATCTTTCCAACATTGCCTCATTCATGATTTGAGTTCCTATGAACTTTCCATCATCAGACCCTTGTCCTTTAGTGTTTGCAGTTGCAAGAACTGTGAAACCTTCTTTAGGTGAAACCCACTCACCAGTCTTTTTGATAAAGTATCCTTTACCTTCTAGAACTGATTGTAGACACATCAACTTGTTAGAACCTAAGTCCACTTCGTCAAGAAGTAACACGGCGCCTTTTCTCATTGCCTTGATAACTGGGCCTTCTCTGAAGATGACGTTACCATTCTGCAAAGTGTGACCACCCATTAGGTCGTCCTCATCAGTCTCGATAGTAATGTTAACTCTGTAACACTCTCTCTTTAACTGAGCACAAACTTGTTCAATCATTAATGTTTTACCATTACCACTCAACCCAGTCACAAAGATTGGGAAGAACATTTTGGACTTAATGATGTTCTTGACATCTTTAAAGTGACCAAAAGGAACATAGTTACTCATTTTTTCGGGAATGATTTTGACGTTGTCAAGTGAGTTGACAGCGGTTGTTTGAGCTGCAACTGGCATCTGATTTGATACACTTAGTGCAGGCACTGGTGCAGAGATTGGGGTTACATTACCCTCTTCACTGTATCCACCGTTGTAACCACTTACCACTGCATGTAGATTAAAGATACCATTATCTTTAAATCCATATCTAGAAGACTTAACCCAATATGGCATTCCACCAATATCTTGAAAGTCTTCCTTAACAAAGGATGTTTGGTTAGGATAGGTTTTCGTAAGGGTTTCTAAAAACTCCTTCCTATCGGGTGTGAAGTGGAAGTCCTTGCCATCAATTACAATTGACTCACTTCTATTATAGGTTCTTTGATTTTTCATATTTGTCTCCGTTAAAATCATTTATTTTCTCATCTTTATAAGTATAACAAAAAGTGAGGCCCGTTGTCAACCCTATTTGCATACTTGCAATAATGTTTGTATTGAATTTTCAATTGGTTTCTCTTTAGGGTTACCATTCTTATCCATACTTAAGTGTCTCTCATAAACACTCTCACCATTGTTAGTCCAAACTCTGAATGCTTTACACTCCACGAATTCTTCTGCACATTGTTTTTGTCTAGGACAATCAAACTTCTCACAAGGTGATGGGCCGACATCCATAACTGCATCTGCAAATGCACTGTAATCTGTATTATGGTTTATGTAATATTGTTCGTCTACTCTAAGTGATTCCATTATACTAATTCTCCCATAACAAAGTTTAAGTCATATGACTTGTGAAGTAGTGTCACTTCAAATGTGTCTAGCACAAAGTCGTGTTCTACAAGATAAGGTGCTTCAATACCTTTGGTTTCTTTTAATAGGTCAATCCTATATGTGAAATCTCTATATTGATTTCTGTCTAATGTGAATGTTTCATTCATCATATCTTTACTTTCTATTTGCATTATGCAATCTCCTTTATAAATTCGTTAGTTAAAAATCTTGAAGTCGTTTTAGTTTTTTGGTTTCTTTTGAAAGCAGCCATTAGTGATGACTTCTTTGCACCAATGAACTTCTCGTCTAATTCGTCATCACCATCTACTGCAAGTGTTGAAGAAGCAGTCAAGAATAATTTGTTCCAACCGTGACACTTAACTGCAAGTCCTTCTTTTCTGATAGACTTCCAAGCAGTGTCATAGTCACCTAAGTTAAGTGAAGATTGAGGAAGACTGTATAAGTCTCTCTTCTTCTCGAAAACAAAGTATCCAGTAATAACCACACCAGTCTCTTTTGAAATCCAGTCCAGTAAGTTTTGAGTAGTTTCAAAACCATCTCTACCGTATGAAGATTGGTCGGAGTAAGTGTATAACTTCTTAGAGAATGGGTCTTGGAACTTTCTAATAGTTCTTACTCTTGACCATCTGTATCCATCTATTTCCATAGAATTTTCTTGTTCGTTTTGGTCTAGAGTCTCACTAGTCTGTTTATCAAATGCCTCTGACTGGTGAGAAATTCCATCAGTGATTACTGTAAGAATTGATTTCTCAACATTGTACATTTTGTTGAACTTAACAAGTTCGGTTCTCATTGCAACTAGTGAATGGTCAAGTGGTGTTCCACCCAGTCTATATCTCATAGGAACGGCACCTGTTTCTAAATTAACCCATCTGTCTATTTCGTGGTTATCAATACCATCGAACCATGCATTCCATTTTACTAGGAACTTCTCAAATCCTCTGTAAGAACCTTGATTTGCAAAGTAGTTATTCCACATACTTGAAACATTAATCAAGTTTTGATTGTAGTCTTTAGTAGACATCTCGTTTGAGAATATTTCTAATAAGGATGATTGTTCTAAATGTCTGAATGCATTATCCTTAACACTGTAGCAATCTGAAAAGAGATATACTCTGTGAGGTATTCCTGCTTTTCTGCAGAATTGCACTAGGATAAGTGTTTGTTCTAAAAGGTCACACACTTGTCCGTGGATTGAACCACTCCAATCAAGTAAAACATTGACACCGTGGTTTTGTCCATCGGGAATCATTGTAACCTTCTTAAATACATCATCAACAATCTGATACTTTGCAAGTTTGTTCATATCTAACTTACCAGTTTTACCAGTCATTGCTTTAGACGCCTGCAATGCAGTTTGCTTCATCTCAAATTCTTTTGCCATATGTTGGACAAGTTTAGAGTTTTTATCAGTCAAATTCTTTGCAGTTCTTTTTGCCCTTAGAGACATTTTTGCAGTTCTTTCCTCATTGTAACTTGAATATCTGTCATCTGCATCCTCTTCTTTATTCCAAAGTTCTGTATCCCAGTCTTGGATAATTGTTTTGTAACCAACTACCATATCCGAGTAGTTATTATTCTTATCATATTTTGATTTTAAATCAATCAGTGACACTATAGTGTTTTCGTCTGAAATGAATTGTTCTTCATTGTTATGAGCTGCATGTTCAGTGATAGACTCTCTAGCACCTTCTTCATCATCATACTCTGAAGACTCACCTTCACCACCGTCTTTACCAGTAGTCTTTACTTGTTTCTCTGACTCTTCTTTGATGTCTTCTTCTTCACCTTGACCATCAGTAGCACCTTCGTTTTCTTCTAAGTCGGGAAGGTTGTCTTCGTCTGAATCATCCCATCCGTCACTGTCTTCTTCTTCGTTACCTTCGTCATCTCCGTCTTCGTCACCTTCGTCACCGTAGTCTTCGTCTTCTTCTTCGTCACCAAGGTCAAGTGTTTGAGGAACTAATTTTTCGTCCTCTTCAGTTCTAGTTTCGTTTTCTTTAGAATACTCATAAATTGCAGTTGCACATATTACAACTTCATCCCAAGTCTCACATGCATTTGCCATGTCAAGGAATTCTTGTTCTACTTTAGTTAACTTGATTGCAACTCTTGAACCAACCTTAGTGATAAGATTGATTTTGTCAATCAATGAAAGTTCCTGTAGGTTTCTTTTTGAAATACCAAAGAAGTCGATTTCCATCAACTCGTTGTAAGCAGTGTAGAATGATTTTCTAAGACCTTGATATTTCTCTCTGATTTTTCTTTCAATCCTAACGTCTTCGACAACATTAAGATATCCTTTAAGTGTTTTGTTTTTTGTTAATGCACTATGCACACCTTCATATGGAGTGTGTAATGCATGACCAACTTCGTGACCCATGAACAAGTCGTATAACTCGTTTGAGATATCGTCTTTAAGAATAGGACAACATAGTATTCTATTCTTCATATCGAAGTATGCAGTAGGCACCTTCTTATGTACGATGGTTAAGTCTTCAGTTGCCATTAGTTTGGCAAGTTGGTCTTTTTGATTTCTGATTTTATGTGTCATATTTTTTTTATTTCCCGATTCAAACTATAGTATACTAAAAAGTGAGGCCCGTTGTCAAATTTATCTTTTGAGGGTTATGAATTTTCTCCTAGATTTGGAGAATTGTTTCATTGGGGACTTAAAG